CATCGAGGTATGCCACATACGATCGAATGCCCTGCTTGATGCGCTCGGGTCGTCATCACCTATGTCGTCGGCTGGACCTCGGCGGCGCTGGTGCCCGAGCGCATCAAGCAGGGCATTCGATCGTATGTGGCATACCTCGATGCCGACCGCGAAGGCCTCGAGGAGAACCAGGACCGCGCGCTGACCTCGGCGAAGAGTTGCTGGCAGGATCGCGTGTTCTGGTTGGAGCCCCACGGCTATGCGGGTTGGTAGACAGAACCGGTACGTGACGTTGGCGCGCAAGCCGCAGAACACCACGGAAGACGCGAGCTACTCCGAGCCGCTGACCCCGGCCACCTGGTGGTGTCAGATCCAGGCGGCGGCCCCGGGCAGTGGGACCGATCTACGGTCGACGGCCTACCTGGTGACGATGCGGTGGCATCCCCAAATGACCACCGACGTGCAGATCACGTACATGGATCTCGCGCTGGGACGCGCGCGCTACCTCCTGGTGATGGGCGTGCAGAACGTCAACGACCGCAACGACGAGCTGCGCCTCCTGTGCGAGGAGGTCATGCCGTGAGCGTGCAACTCAATCTCGAGGGCCTGAACGAACTCCGCGCCGCGTTGCAGGCGTTGCCGGAGGAGATGACAGCCAAGGCGGATTTCATCGTGACGAAGTACGCGAGCATCGCGCGCAACGAGATCCAGGGCGGCTACCCGCGCGGGCCGACGGGGAATTTGCAGAGCCATGTCACGGTCACGGCGAACGCGGGCCGTCGCGTCAGTGCCGTCTCGATTGTCAAGAGCACGGCGCCGCACGCGTGGATTTTTGAACATGGGACGGCGAACCGGATCACGCGGAAGGGCGCGCGCCGCGGCAAGATGCCGGAAGCCCCGGTCGCGCAGCGCATGATCCCGAAAGTGATCCGTCTGCGCGCGCAGATGGTGACCGAACTCATCGAGCTCGTGGAGAGCCAGGGGTTCGAGGTGACGCCATGACTGGCCTGGTCACGAATCGCCTGTTGGCGCGCGAGCTCGAGCAGCGGGGGCTGCTGCCAGCCAATTGCCGGCTGGTCGAGATCCAGGTCGCGGTGGATGGCGGCATCGTCCTGCGGTACGACAAAACCATCACCGCGGCGGAATTCATCCGGGTCGCCCAAGCGTTGACCGCGGTCGCGGAGCGGGCCGCGTGATCCCGACCTTCACCGTGTTGATGGGGTCGCTCGGCCGGCCGACGCTGCGGCACGCGCTCGACTCGTTCGCCCGTCAGGCGCGCATCGCCGGCGACCAGATGATCGTGGCGATCGATAGCTACGAGCAGGGCGAGCGGCCCGACGTCCAGGCGCTCGTGCGCAGTTACGGTGACGGGTTCCTGGTGACCGCGCACGACGCCGGCTTCCATTGCTGGGGCACGGCGCAGATCAATCACGCGTTCCAGACGCTGCCGATCACCGGCTCGCACATCCTCACGATTGGCGACGACGACGTGTATGTCGACGGCGCCTTCGAGCGGCTCCGCGCGCTGTGTGCGCCGGACCTGGGTCGGCCGGTGCTGTTCAAGTTCCTCGCGCCCTGGCGGGAGTTCCTGCCGGACGCGCCCGTGATGCAGCGCAGCCGCATCAGCGGCTGCTGCATCGCGGCGCCGACAGCGTCGACCGGTTGTCATCCGACCGTGGACCGCGACGGGCAGCCCTATCCGGAACATGACTTCGACTGGATGCAGGCCATCCTGCGCACGAGCCGCGCGCCCTTGTGGGTCGATGACGTGCTGGTGATTGCGCGGCCCGAGCCGCGCGGCGACGACGTTACGCATCGTGGCTTCCAGGTCTGCCATTACTGCTGGCTTTGGCGGTTCCTCGAGGACGTGCCGGCCGACGAGACGTACTGCCCGAATTGCCGCGCGGCCCAGTCGCCGATGGCGGTGACGGGATGAGCGGGCAGCCGCTCCGCGTGCTGCTCGTGCATCCCGGCGCGACGTGGTCGACCGCGGATGTGGAGGCCGGGCTGCGCTATGGGCTGCAGCAGCTCGGCGTCGACGTCATCCCGTATCGCCTCGATGAGCGCATCGAGCAGGCCGGCAAGTATCTGTGGGCGCGGTGGCGGCAGTTGAAGAAGACACGGCCGGAGCTGCCGAAGCCGAGCCAGGCCGACATGCTCTACCAGGCCAGCGTCGGCGTGCTCGAGATGGCGCTGCGCAAGCAGGTGGATGTCGTGCTGATCGTCTCCGCCATGCTGTTTCATCCGGACGTGATCGTGATGATGAAGCAGGTGCCGCGCTTCAAGGTCACGGTGCTCTTTACCGAATCGCCCTATGACCACGACGAGGAAGTGCGCGTGGCGGCGATGGTGGATGGCTGCTGGACGAACGAGCGCACCTGTGTCGCGGACTTCCGGCGCGTGAACCCGGCCGCCGGCTACCTGCCGCACGGCTGGCATCCGCTCAAGCACGGCGTCGACACCACGTACCTTGGCGCGGTGCCCGCGCACGATGTCGTGTTCGTCGGCTCCGGGTTCGCCGAGCGGGTCGACTGGTTCAATGCGATCGACTGGACGGGCATCGACCTCGGGCTCTATGGCACGTGGAAAGGCCTCGGGCTGAAGAAGCAACTGCTCGCCTGCGTGGCGGGCGCGCAGGTCGAGAATCAGTACGCGGCGGCGCTCTATCAGCGCGCGAAGATCGGCCTCAATCTCTATCGCACGCACAAGGGCTGGGGCCGGACGCGTCAGCGCATCACGACGACCGCCGAATCGCTCAGCCCCCGCGCCTACGAGCTCGCGGCGTGCGGCGCCTTTCATCTCTCCGACTCCCGGGCGGAAGTCCGCGAAGTGTTCGGCGACCTGGTGCCGACCTTCACCACTCCCACCGAGGCCGCGGCACTCATGCGACTCTGGCTGGCCGATCCAGCGGGTCGCGCGCGTGTGGCGGCGGCACTCCCGGCCGCTGTGGCTGAGGCGTCGTGGACCGCGCGCGCGAAGATCGTGCTCGGGGATCTCCAGACGCTCCTGAACCTGCAGGCCGCTTAAAGGAGTTTCCGCATGCCGACATATCCTGGCCGGAAAGGCGTCGTCTACATTTCCACCTCGGGCGCGGGCACCGCGTCCAACGTCCTCCACTTGGACAAGTGGGCCGTCGATTCGACGACCGACAAGATCGAGGTGACGAGTTTCGGCGACCCGAACAAGACCTACGTGCAGGGTCTGGCCGACATCAAGGGCACGTTCTCCGGGTTCTTCGACGACCTCGAAACGAAGTTGCAGACGGCCGCGTCGTCGTCGTCGGGCATCGTCATGTATCTGTATCCGTCGTCCGATGCGCCCACGAAGTACAAGTGCGGCCCGGCGTGGCTGGATGTCTCCATCAACGTCGACGTCAAGGGCGCCGTGCAGGTCTCCGGGAATTTCGTGGCGAACGGTAGCTGGGCGAATAGCACGATTTAACAATGACGGGTTCGTGGATTATCCGCGGCGTCCAGGCAGCCGTGCGGTGGGGCTATCACCCCGCCGCCGCGCTGGGCCCGTGGACCCTCACGGCGTCGGACACAGGCGGCGGACACATCGAAGCGACGATCGTGTCGGCCGACGACTATCGGCTGTCGCAGCCAGCCCTGACGTTCTGTGTTACGCGCCAGAATGGCATCGTCGCCCGGTGGCCGGTGCTCACGCTGCATGTCGCGGGTCAGACGCTCTATGCGTCGGTGGGCCCGCAGGAATGAGTCGGTTATGCCTCGCTGTCGCTTTGTACAGCCCGATGTGGTCCGTCTGCCGCTCTCTGACGGCGACTGGATCGACGTCAAGAAGGAACTGAACGCCGGCGAGAACCGCCGCGTGTTCACGCGCATCGTGAAGACGATGTACTTCAATCAGAAAGCCGAAGTCGATCCCGACCAGGTCGGGCTGTCGAAGGTCGTCGAGTTTCTCGTGGGCTGGTCGTTGGTGGATGCGGCGGGCAAGGCGGTGCCGGTCAGCGAGTCGGCGATCAACAACCTCGACGGCGACACGTACGCCGAGATCGTCAAGGCGATTGATGCGCACGAAGCGGCCGGCGAGGCGGCACGCGAGGCCTTAAAAAACGGGAGGGGCGACGCGACCAGGTCATCGGCGACCTCGTCTGCTGTCGCCTGATGCATTGGACGCTCGACGAACTCTTGGCCCTGCCCATGGAATATTACGACGTGCTGGTCGAGATCGCGCCAACGTGGCTCAGTAACGCAGACGAAGTCTGATGGCGATCACCGCAAAATTTCAGGCCGATTTCTCGAGCTTTCTCTCCGCCATCGATAAGGCGACGGTCGCGACGGCCGACTTCGGCAAGGGCGCCGAAAAAGTCGAGAGCACGCTGAATCGGATGGTCGACAACTTCTCGGGTCGCAAGTTGATCCAGGAAGCCGGCTTGATGACCATCGCGGTGGAAAAAGCCGGCGGGGTCTCGACGCTGACCGCGAAAGAGCTCGAGGCCGTCAGTGCGAAGGCGGACGAGGCCGCGGAGAAGCTGAAGAAACTCGGGTATGAAGTGCCGGCGGGCCTGGAGAAACTGCGCGCCGGCATCGCCGAGGTCGGCACGGAATCGTCAAAGACGAACGGAGTGCTCCAAGGATTACAACAACAACTCCTCGGCATGTTCTCCGTCGGGGCGGTGATTGCATTCGGCAAGGAAGTGCTCGACGCGGGCGACAAGATCCAGAAGATGGCGGATCAGACGGGGCTGAGTATCGGTGAAGTCCAAAAACTCAATTACATCGCCGGGCAATCCGGGACGTCCATCGAGAGCCTGATCGGCTCCGTCCAGAACCTGCAAGTCCGGTTGGGCGACGAGAACTCCGGCGCGGCGGGGGCCTTCGCGAAACTCGGCATTGAGGTCGACGCGTTCCAGAAAC